GCTATAAAGTCATCTACTCCATATCCTGCATCAATTGTCCATGCGCAAAAGTCTACCAAGTAACCACCTGACCTAGCGATGGACTGAAGAGGGTATTGACTAGCAGCCCCTGCGATTGAAGAAGTAGGCAGATACCACGCATTCAACGTGTTCTTTTCTATCATCCAAATCCGATTTTTAAAGAGCGTAATATTTGTTGCTAAAGCAGTGTTAAATCCGGTTATATCGTGAGTACCATCACCGTCAGTCCACCACGCCGTTCCGTTATAACCTCTTAACTTATCTGCACCATTGACGCACATTACAAAGTTACCGCCAGCCGTTGAGATGTTTTGTGTTTCCCATCTGCCATTGGTTAAACCAGTCACTACTGCGGCCCCTACTGCCCCGCCTGCCGTGACTTCGTAAATCTTACCGTTAGCAGTAAAGGCAAATAACTTATCTGCCGAGCCTCCCGTATAATTCATTAAAGACTCAACCTGACTAGCCATTCCTGTAGCGAATTGTGTATAACCACTTCTCACCATCACGTCAGTGGTAGTAGGAAACCAGTTTTCTAAAGCTACTGCATCAGTGGCTTCCATGTCTGCCAGAGAATCTCTAGCATTCCATCCACCAACAGGTGCGGGTATAGAGGTAGATTTAGCTGCCATATCCGCTATCTGGAATCTGAGTCCAGCCGATCAATATCGTGCTGATACGTGGGTTCATACTTAAGGTTAACGATCCGCCGTCATTCGCTTTAGCAATAGACATTTCAGTCATATAGTCACGGGTGAACGTACCAGCATCGAAGCCTTTTACTTCAAAGTATTTCTTTTTCAAAGCTAAAACCATTAAGTTATCAGGGAAAATACAAGTATCAGTATCCACAGTGAACGAAGTCTTAGCCGTTCCTGCTGCGTTATTCACCCATCCGTTTGAAATATACTCAAAGCCTAAAACTTCAGCAGTCGTTACCAAAGGCCATATTTGAAAGTAGCTTTGGAATATTCTGTAGCGAATACGAGGCCCAGTTGAGATATACCCAGATATTAACCATTCCCATTGTTGAGCAGTTTCAGGGCCGAGCATTTCCCAATGTTTAGATTTATCCCAATGAGTACGATCTATCTGTCTATCGTAATCAGTCGGCATCGAGTATTTCACTTTTCCAAGTGTATAGGTCGCGCCTGTGTTTGTAGAAGTAGCAGGCTGCGAAAGTACGATAGTTGAACCGGTAGGAGCAGCAGCTACATAAGTAGCTTGGTTTATTCCAGAACCGGATATTTGGTAAGTGGTATCTATTCCTGCGATTGAGGAACAGTTAGTTAAACTGGTAGAGTCGGAAGTTGTAGTCCCAGTAATTGAAGTATAAGAAACGGTGATTAAGTTTTGTTTGGCAAGAGCTTGCCAGATATAAGCACGGGAAATTTCTCTCCCGCATGCATTCAACAATGCTAATTGTTGGATAACGTCTTGCTGTGTATTTCCTGCGACGTAAGTCGGTACATTAAGCCCCATTTCTCCGGTAGCTTGTTGTATCAATTGCAGCATTGTTGAACTCATAACTCACCCCTTTTATCCCTCTTCAGCTTTTACCTTTGGCTTTGGGCCACGTTTAGCTGGTTTTACTGAGGACTCAAGGAGTTGAGCCATTTGCTCCTGCATTAATTGAATCTTAGCATTGTTTTCAGCAAGTTGTCTAGTTAATTCAGCATTCTTTGCTTCGGCTTCTTTAACGTGTTTTTCCGCTTCGTTCGCCACTGCTACACCACTTGCAATTTTGAGATATTGCTGTGCTTTTTCACGGAAGGCATAAGGAGACATTCCTGCTAACATTCCGATTCGTTGAATGTTTTGATCTGAAGCATTAGCAATAGAATCCACCGTAAAGAACTTCAAAGCTCTGAACTCTTCTACTTGTGAGGCAGTGACTTGAGGCCACTGTGCCAAAGGTGTGCCGATCTCACGAGGATCGTTAGCGTGTTTGTTCATAAAGTGCGCCCATTGCAGAGGGAAGCGTTTTTTATGATCTTCTCTAGCAGGCTGGTCAATAACTGTATTATTGTCACCCGGCACGAAGATTTCCACAAAATCCACATCTGTAAAAATCGGCCTTCCTTGTGCTTGTGTTTCAAAGTTATTAAGAATTGGTTTCACATAAAACCGAACTGCCAGACGTGAATCTGGATTGTATGCACCAGCAAAAGCTGGGTTGTTGTCATCGCTTGCGATTAGTGCCATTTTGAATCTCCTAAGTAGTTAGGTTATTATAAAAAATAATGCTGCAATTTTTTGATCTTCTTGCCACTTAACTACATAGCCCAATTTTACAAAAAGATCATTCCACCATTTCATTGGTCTAACAGTTAAGTGTAAATCTTGACCAATCAAAGCACCCATCTGGTCTGGGACTGTGCTAATCTGGAAAAAACATTGATCGCATTTCTCCATGATATTTTTAATTACAGTTTCAACCTTTTTCGGTTCAATATGCTCCATTACGTCTGTGCAATAACCATATTCAGCTTTAAATACGTCAATCTTTTCTGTCAGATCAACACGTTTAAACGGAAGTGTTCTAGCCTCTAAATCACGAGAATTTTCTGTAAAGTCGATTAACTGAACTTCGCACCCATATTCCTTAATTTTTAAAGCCCCGCGACCTGTACCGCATCCGAAATCAATCACTCTACCGATCGGCTTAAATAGTTTAATGAATTTCTCTGCACATAATTCCCCTGGTGCAACATCCCTATATTCAGGATGAGTCCACATCAATTCATATTTGGCCTGTTCGGATAAGTTAGGTAAATCCTTCCATGCAGCCCACATATCTGGTAAGAGTCCGTATCCATGTACGTCAATATTAACCCCATAAGAGCGAAGTACCCTTGAGGTATCCATGAACTTTTCAGCCTGTAATTTCATCGTAAGGCTACACAGGTAATCTTTTTCACCGAACTTTACCGAGGCCATGGGTTCGCCATCGTTCATCTTTTGATGAAATGAATGTGAAGAAGTCCCTTTATTGCTGGAGTCATAACCGTAAATCTGTAAATCTCTGTATCCCATTGCATAAGCTAGACAAGTAGCGGTATTACCTACACTCGCAGCCCCGCCGATCAAACAATAAGAATCATTGTATTCAGGAAAATAATCGTCTATTCCTTCAATCTGAAGATGCCACAAGATAGCATCCGGCACACGTTCAAAACATCTATAACTTACTTGTGAAGCGAATAAATGTTGTTTTGCAGGGCCAACTAATTGTGCAGTTTCATCCCGGGCATCAATAATGACTTGATAATCAGCTAAAATTCCATTGTCATCTAGGAATTGAGCCGCGCCGTTCATGGAAAATACAATCCCGCCATTAGCTTGTTTAGCTTTAATTTCTTCGATTGAATCCGCAAGGCTTGGGCCACTTCCACATAGAATAGCTACTTTATTGTGTTCTGGAACAAGTTTCTGCCATTTATTAGGAAGCCGAGAATTAATCATTATATTCTCGTGGATTTGCTCATCATCTGTGTTACAGATTACATGAATGGGAAGAATAAGAGGGTTCTTTGCTTCCAAATTTTGGTGTGTTATTTGAAGATTACTATAGGGGAGTTGCATTATTGCTCCTGTTGTAGTTTTACGCAGCCCCCTCAAAGAAGAGGCTGGATACTGCTACATCTTAAGAAACGCGACCCTGCATGTGCGGACGGTCAAGCACTACTTGCACAGTGGTACGTCCTGCTGTAGCCGAAGCCACCGCAGCCACAAGAGCGCCTTGAACTTCTTTGCCTGATCCTGTGCCAGCAATCAAGCCAATAGTCAAAACGCCAACAGCGGCATTTGCAGCCAGTGAAACGGTGCAAGTCTTTTTAACCACTGCCAATCCGCTGATCTGATACCAACCCCAAGTTGTTGCGGCGGTATTTGCAGACATAGCAATCGCTACAGGTTGAGGTTTATAGGTACCCACAGCAGCCAAAGTAGTAGTGAAGCTGGTTGTGTTGTAAGTTACAACCGAACCGACTACGGTTGAAGCTACACCAGCCAGCAGGATAAATTCTGCTGCGCCGTATGTAGGATCAACTGCTTCGATAACCATACCAGGGTATAGAGGTGGTGTTGGAACGGTAGTTGTTGAACCACTGGAAACAGTCGATGGGGGCAAGAAACCAGCATCTGTGTTTGCAATTTGAACCCAACCCATTTGAGGGGTAGTAATTGTATAAGCCATGATAATTCTCCTTTATGTTTGGTTAGGCAATCAAAACGCCTTGGAACTGAGCGCCTGAAGTTGTCATATTGCCAGCCCAGCCATAGAGCTTAACAATCGCATCTTGGTTAACTGCTTGACGTTCTCCACCGATAGGCACGAAGTTACGATCTTTATGAGGACGGAAGAAAATGTAGTTAGTATTCAGGAACCACATATGGTTAGCAGTAGCATTTGAGCCGATACCACCATCAAGAACCACATCAGCAGATTGACCGCCACCGTAGAACTTCAGCGAGCTAAAGCCTGCGCCTGCCTCTGTTTCTGAGGTGACACGCTGAATAGCTTGGAGAGAGTTTACATACAGTCCGAAGTAGTTACCATCAGCTACAATCAGGTCAGCACGATCATTACCGCGAACCAGACGCAGAGCCAATGTAGTCATATATGCTTGGATGTTTGAAGCACTCACTGCTGCACCGCCATCAGTAGTACCAGAGTATTTCTGAGATTGCCAGAAAGACCAAGTAGCACGGTTAATACCACCATAAGTACCAGAGCTAGGAGCATCAGGAACCGCAGCAGCCAGACCAGTGATATTTTTACCGCCGTTACCCGTACCGTCCAAGTAAATGTCACCAGCGATACGGTTAAGCAAGCGAGCTTCGGAAACTTTCATACGACCATCAAACAGGTCGATAATCTGTTCTTTACCGCTGTTTTGCAGACCTTCAAGGCCGGACATTGTTACTGCGTCGGCATACTGAGTAATACCATACTGAGCCGCGCTGATAGGGCTGTCAGGGCTGATGTTAATCAGTTCATAACCGCTGTAAGAGTTGGCGTTGTTGGTTGAGGTGTCGTTATACATGATCTCTTCCAAGATCACGTTACCACCTGAGAAAGGACGAACATTGCCTTTTTGCTTCAGTCTACGGAGCAAAGCGTTGTTGTTTGTCAAGTTGTCAGCCAGTTCTCCCGAACGTGACTGGATTGTTGTTGCGATAATATCTGTAATTGCACTATTGGCGAAGGCCATAATATTCTCCTTAAGTCAGTTTAAACTCTTGACCCGCCCATTAAATTATCTACTGCTTCAGATAATAGAGCGCGTCTGTCCTTTGCCGAATTGGTAGACACTGACCCGCTAGGAGTAGAGGATTTAGTCGATACCGCTTTAGCTTTAGCCTGTTTAACAGCCTCCTGATTCGCGTGAGGTGCAACCTTAACTTGTTCTAGTCTTTGGTTAAGCATCGTTTCAAGCGGTTCAGAAGCTATTTCATAGGCTTCTTTTAAGGTTTGAGCTTTTCCTGACTCAAGGAGTTGAGCCATGTTGCCTCGTACCATTTCAAAATATGGATATTTTGACGTATCCGAATATTCTGATAATTGCTGTTGAACCTGTTGGTTCTCTAGTTGTTCCTTCCATCCAGCTACACCAGAAACTTGGCTTTTGACTGCCTGTAGTTCTTGCATAAGCTGCATTATTTCTTGATTTGGCTGCCCGCCTTGTTGCTGAGTTGCAACTTGATTAAGGGGGATTCCATAATCTTCTGCTAGCTTGGTAAACAGAGCGATTTTTTGCTGTGGTGTACCTTTTACTAACATCATGTGAGCATTACCCAAATTCTGAATAAATTGCCCTGGATTAATATTCTGTGCTTGCAATTCTGGTACAAAAGGCGCTATGGCATCTTGTAGCATCTTTGCTTGCTGTGCTTCTGCTTTGTAAGTAGAAACACCAGTCTTGTATTCATTCTCGCGCTGATTGCTATATGCAGCTAGTTTTGCACTTTCTTCAAGGGATAATTGCTCACCCTTTGATAATTTATCCCAAATAGGGAGATATTCTTTTTTCCAAGTAGTAGGCCGCATCAATGCTGGCTTTTCTTCTTGCGTTACTTCAGGCTTAGCTTCCTGAGTAATTTCAGGCTTAATTTCTACTTTTTCAGATGCAAATTTACCCGCATCATCTCTTACTTGCTCCCTTACGGGTTCAGTATTAATCTGTTCTTGTGGTTGTTCAGATTCTACTTTGTCAAAACTTGCTTCCAGTGTGTCGCGCAAAGTGTTTTGCGGTTCCATTTTATCTCCAACTGCCTCACGGCGTTTAAGTTAACTTAAATTGTTTTTTTACTTCTTTGATAATTCTTTTAAAAGTATATTACTATGAGTTATATTTTTCGCTATCTGCGCCGAATACTTGTGCATTGTATTACTCACAATCTCTTCTATTGTAGGTCGTTTTTCTCCAAACCATTTAAATGATAAATGATCTTGATTTAATCTCCACAATAATCTGATTATAAATTTTTTCATATTAAATTGTTTTTTTTACTGCTGGCAATACCAAAAAATTCACTGACTCACCGTTCCCATAATTAAGCAATGGTGAAGTTTCATTTTCCCATTTACCTAATATTTCAACAACGGTCAAAGCTTCAGCACGTTGCCACCCCATTATTTCATCGCCTTGCACATGACCAAAACGAATAAATTTACCTGATGGACTGATACATTTAGGGTCAATTGTCACTTGATAATACTCACCTGCTCTAAACCCATCAGTAGGATAACCGCTAGGCCCAAAGCGTACTATTGCAACAATCTTTTCTTTAATTTCTGCAACTGGCAATTCAATTGTTTCCATTATCCATTCCTTAATGCTTGTGCCAATTTTTTAGGGCTTGGCTTGACACCTTCATGAGCCATCATTTTTGCAGTATTAACGGGAATACCTACCCGTTTGGCTACTTTTGGATCATGTGCCGCAGCTTCAAACAGTTTATGTTGTTGAAGGTTGTAAGGCATTTTCTAATTCCCACTTCACATATTCGATTTTGTATTTTTCATACAATTTTTCAAAAACTTTACCATATTCAAACAATATGGCAGTTTCTTCAAAAAAATCGCATGCTTCACGCCCTTTATCAATCAAAGCATCTGCTTCAGCTTCGGTTAATCCATAACTCACTTTTGGTTTCATTTCTTTAACCATACGAGTGATAAACTCGTCTTTTGTAAGATTTAGCATATTAAGCAGTAGTCAAAGCTACCCATTGAGTAGTAGTCAATTTCTTGTACTGCGTCAGTTTATAGGTCAATTGGCTAAAAGCAGCATTAGCAGAACCCAACCCTGTACCAGCCACAGCAATCGCCGCACCCACGTTAGGATAAACCTTAAGAGTCGATCCTGAGTTATTAAATACAAAGCAAGTGTCACCAATATCACCAGAGAGAACAACCCCCTTTGTGCCATCAGCACCAGCAACCACACAATTAGAGGCAGTCAATACTGCCGCATCTGTCTGTATTGAACCTGTTGCTGTAATAGCAGCATAATTACCACCAAGCGCATGTGCCTGACCAGCTGAAAATCCACCACCCATTAAGTCTTTAGAAAGTGCCATGATTTAACTCCTTTATCCTAAGTGTCTATAAACTTCGCGGACTATTACGTCCTTCAGTCCCTTGGGTTCTTCCGGCTTCCGCTCTTTTAATTTCTCATTTCCTACTTCAATACACCCGTGCTGCTTTAGGTGATTTCTGTGTTGCGATCGTGACTGTATCATACTTCCATCTATTTGACTAGGATATGGTTTTATATCTGGAATAATTCCATAATTAGGGATAATTTGCCCGCTTTGTGAAGCTATTTTTTCATCAAGCAATAGTTTAGCTTGCCATGCTGTCTCGGCTTCCTCTGGTTTAATAGACCATGCTGCTAGATATTCTTCCTTAATTGCACCGCAAGCACTAATGTTCATTCTTGCGTCCCTTGTTGTGCGGCACCTATTTGAGCAGTTTGCAGGGTAGTTTTGGCGGCAATCTCTGCAACTTCAACTTTAGCCTGGTTGTTCATCTGCGCAATCATTAACTCAAGATTGTGTCTCATTGTTTCAAGTTTTGCATCATTCTGCATTCTTATCTGTTCAAGCTGTGCATCTTGTTGTGCTTGCAATTGTGATCTCTGCGCCTCAACTTGGTTCTGGTGTTGAATTTGCTGGGCTTGCATCTCCTGTTTATGCTGTTCAAGCTGCATTTGTATCTGTGCTTCTTGCTGTTTAGCTTGAGCATTCATCTGCATTTGTTGCTGATCTGCCTGTGTTTGCGCTTGAATCTTGATTAAATCAGGATTAGGCGGCGGTTGTTTGGGTTGTGCAGCTGCTTGTTTCAACTTATCAGCTGTCGAATCAAATTCTCCCTCTAACGACTTCCCAACTTTAAACCCTGTTACACCGAATTTAAGCATTTCCATCAACAAGGGCACCATCTCAGGCGATTGCTGACCTACTGGCAGAGCTTTCTCGAGGAATTGACTCGATGCAGTCAGAAACTCTATCCTATCCTGTTTCTCCTGTAGTTCATCCATTTGAACCATTGAATCCGCAGCAACCTCAATCCTAAATGATGAAGTATCGGCATCTTTCAACAGTTTAATGGCTTGGGGGACTAAAAGTTGGTCACTATCAGACAACTCTACACACCCGCCGATCTTAATAATCGTATTGGGCTGGAAGTGTTTACAGATAATCTGCGCTTTGATCTGTAGTAATTCAGTAGCGAATTGAGCCACTTTCAACTGCATTGCCCTTAGTCTCATAGAGCCATACTGACCTTTGAGCTTTTGGGCTGTCGCTGTCTCTCCGGCTTCGGTAGAGCCACGTATAATATCAGCCATGCCCGTGATCTCGTAAATCTGTTTCTTTTGTTCTTCAGCCGCGGCATAACAAGCTTGCAAAGCACCGTATATCGGTTCTAATTCAATTAGATTGATAGCGCCTTTTAGGCCGTTCTTTTCAGCAAATGCCGCCCAATTCTTAACAGGGATCATCGTTCCTGATTCACCCTCGGTGAATACACGGGCTAATTCAGGTACAGAGGCATCATAAACACCCTTGACCTGTAAAGCCTTAATTAAGCCTTCGATACGATCTGAAATTATATCCAGAGTATTAGCTTGATCCTGATATAAAGCAAAGTCTGGCGTAGGTATAAGACTGTCATTGGTCAAAGTCGCATAGAGAGGCTTTGGACAAGGCCAGAAATTCTCTAATTCAAGAGGATCTTCCTTTTCATCAAGGATTTTACCTAGAGATTTACTCAACCAATATGCTTTATTGGTAGTTTTATCCCAAATCTCATAGATAGCGGCCTCGTACATATCGCCATCACCCATAGACTTCTTCATGTCTTCCGGCTTAGTATCAAGTGGAACTTTGCCGCCTACTTCTTCCCCGAAGCGTTCTACAAGTGCTTCACGGGACATATAGACTCTACGCCATACCGCTGTTACTTCTTCCCATGTCCTAGCGATGGTGTGTCCGAAGTCCTTCCAATGAACGTAGTCAGTAGGGGCGCATTCATACTCGATAACCTCGTTGTCTTCCGGTGTATCGTCATCTGCTTCGTCTGTGTCCTCAGTAACTTCTAAGCCATCTTCCGGTACTTCAGCAGTTGAGATATGCGGCTCATAACGCACCCATGATGTGCCACGCCCACCTAAGAACCGATCAAGTACCGTCTGTTCCATCGTAGCACGATAGTCAGCATAATGATCTAGCTCGTAGTCCAAAGCCCGTTCAAGAATCAATGCCGCCACTCTCCCTACAGGATCGTTATCCTTGAAACGTCTTGATACATCAGGCTGAGGAAGTCTTGAGAATACAGCAGGCATTGCTGTCTGTACGTTAGACCAAAGGATATTAAACTTGGCTAAGTTGTGACCACGCGAATTTTGAGGATCATCACGATAACGACGAATAATCTTCTCTACACGTTTTTCCCATTTATTAAACTCGCGGTCATAGCCTGCAATGGCTTTAATCCATTGCTGTGCAGGGTCGTTTACTTCTTTAGCTGTTGTTCTTGCCATGATTAAGCGCTAAAGATACCAACACCAATAACTTCAACACCCGCAGCCGTAGTGATAGACCACGCGCCAGTCGCAGAGCGCATATTCA